TTCTAGCCATAGCATCATCTAAGCTAGCCATTCTAAAGATATATTTTAAGCCTTCTTCTAAATACAAATCAGCTTGTGCTGTGTAATCAGGGCTATCTATATCACCAACTATTGCTTCTATCTCTGTTTTAAAGCTCATCTACTTTTTCCTTACTTTTTTTATTGCTCTTAGCAATTCTTTAACACTTCCATTTTTTTAATGCTTTATTAATTCTAGAATTTGGGTCGTTTTGTTTTTTAACTCCAGTTAATTTTCTTTTCATGCCTCTCATTCTTGCACAAAATGAAGCTTTTCTTTTTTTTGCTTTACCTTTGGGCTTACTAGAAGTAACAGGAGCTCTTAATTTACCTTTTTTATATGATGCTCTACCTTTAGCATTTAATCCACCACTAGGATTTTTACCTTCTTTTCTTTGCCATGCTGGTGATTTAGCCATTATTTTTTACCATGTACTTTCATAATAGGTAAGTTCATTGTTAATGATGCTCCTTTATGTCGTTTATAACCGCCTTTAGGATTTTTCATTAAAGACGTTTTACTACCTTTTTTCATAAAATGATACCCTTTTGGTGCTTTTACTTTCATTTTTTCTTACCCTTTTTTACAATCTTTTTAATTTTTCCATTATGAGTTCTAGCAAACTTATGTGTTTTGGTTTCTCTTATAAAAGTACCACTATAACGTTTGCCACCCCAATTCCAACTTACTTTTTTAGCCATTATCCTTGTCCATTATATTTTTGCATTCTTCATTAGAAGTTTATTTTTCAATTTAGCTTCTTTTCTAGCATCCCTATACTTCTTTGCTGTAGCTTTTACTTTGTCATCATGCTTCTTAGCTGTTATTTGCCCACCTTTTAAAATAGGTTTTTGATAACCAGTTTTAGATTTTTCAATTTTAAAACCTTCAGATTTTGTTCCAGCTTTTTTACCTGGAGGGTTTTTAAAAACACTAAAATCAGGTTCTTTTTCAGCGTATTTATATCTTTTAGAACCAGCAAGTTCTCTTCCACCATATTGACTTTTATTTTTAGGAACCATATGTCCTAAATTATGTTCAGGACCGCCTTGAGCTTTTTTCATAGCCTTATTCTTTTTAACAACTTTCTTAATTCCTTTTACGCCAAGCTTTATCGCCTTTAACGCTAGTGCTGGATTCGCCATCACTTACCCCCTAGTTTCTATTTCTACGTTTTTTGTTTTTTCTTCTTTGGCCACTTGCTGACATTCTTCCAGCTACTCCTGAATACAATGAATACATACCAACATTTTTTACCATATTGGAATTATCGTATACCGCTCTTGTAACCGATTTAGCATGTCCTGCTAGTTTTGCTCCAGCTGTTTGAGTCTTTTTATCTATAACTTTTCTTTGAAGATAACCGCCAGTTTTACCCTTTACAAATTTCTTATTTTTCAATCTGTTAATGGTAGCTTTATGCGTAGTTAACTTACCAGTTTTAGTGTAATATTTTTTCTCACCAAGTTTTCTGGTAATAGTAGTCCCGCTTTTTTGTATTTTAGTTAGTTTTTTATAGACCTTTCCTGCTCCACTTTTAATTCCTTTATCTAAAGTTCCACCTTTAAATACAACGTTTTTTCCTTTTAAATGTGTATTATATAGATTTGTTGTAGATGCTGGTATTTTTTTTACCTTTCTTCTTCCAAGTCTATTAATTGCATTCTTTCCTAATTTTTTAACAACTTGTGTTCCTGCTACTCTCAATGCTTGAAGTCCTGCTGCTACAAATGGTACTGCCATAACTCTCTCCCTTTTTTAACGGGGGAGTATATTTCAACTCCCCCTATTAACTTAACTAAATTGCAATACAGTATGTGTTTCTGGTAAAGAAATTTCTAGACCTGCTTCTGTAAGAACCATGTCTTTTCTTCCGTCAACGTTTCTGTTTTGTACATTAGTAATGATTTGAGTATCACGTGATACACCGTTACCCATTAAAGGACGGTATGCTACGTTATTCAAATCGATCATAACTGCTGTATTTTCGTGAATACCTCTAAATAGTGGTTCCATAACAAAGTTAAGGTTACCATAAATAGTTGATACTCTTGTTACAGCATGTCCGAAGTTACCTTGAACATTTTGAATGTCAAGACCACTTCCAACTTGACTATTTAAAGCCATTGTATTACCTAAGAATGAAGACCCACCAAGTTTATTCAACCATGATAGAACTTTTCTTGAAGCTAATACTAGTTTCTCTCCACTGTTTCCAGATTCTGGTGAGAAAACATCTTCCATAGAGTCAATGAAGTGATCGTAATTTGCTGAAGAATATTGGAAAGTTTTAACTTTACCATAAGCTTCAGTATAAGGTACGATACCCCATGTTCTACGTACTGGACCAGTTGCTGTAGTATCGTCTGTTCCTACACCGAACAACATAGCGTGCTCAAGATCCATCTTATGTTCCATAAGTTTTTCTTGATATACTCTCATGTATTCGTTAGAAATTCCACGATATCTAGTAGCTAGAGCTGTACCAGAGAAAAGAGGTACTGAAGTCTTAAAGATCTGACAGTATCCTTCTCTATTGTAAAACTCGTCACTCCAACCTTCTGGGTCAGTTCCACCTTCAGCAAATGCTGAACCTACAACTTGACCTTTTACGTTGTCGTCAAAACGTAACTTAGATGCACTTGCAGGTGTTTGAATACCTGAAGTTGCTGCATCTGCTCCGTCTGCTGATCTAGTCGCCTTAAGCATTAACTTAAGGAATGTAGCTGCCTTGATTTTAGCCTTAGCTGAATCAGTTTTTTCTACATCATCGATCTTGTAATATGCGATTGCTCCTACGTCACTTCCGTCTGATCCGTCAGCATCGTATTCACATTCTATTGCTACAATTTGTCCTACTAATAAAAACTCTGGACAAACGTTTGTTGCTACCTCTCTACCAAATTTATCGTAGCCGCAATCTACATAGAAGTTATCTCCAGTAACAATAGCATAAGCATCGGTATTATAGTCACCGATAATTTTAGCTGCTTGCATTTGGAAATTACGTCTCTGCCACTGATGTCTTTGTTCTAAGAACTTAAACACAGGGTCATCTGTAGGTTTCTTTGCGACATTGGATAAATAAGAGAAAAAAGGTGATTGTTGAGGAGCTAATTCAGCTACTCTTTCACCAAAGTTGAAAATTCGTCTATCAACATTGATGGAAGTTCCCTGAACATTTTCTCCTGGATTAATACTATATATGTTAGCCATCTTAATTCACTTCTCCTAGTTAAAATGGATTCTTCTTGTTAAAGTTAGTAATCATAGAATCCATCATTTTATCTTCTGATTTTTTAGATGACTGCATATTGACTCCAGCTTTTATTCCAATAGGTTTAGGTATTGACAGCTTTGACTTTTGTTGCATCATTTCTGTTTGCTTTTGCAAAGCAGCATCACTTACCTGAGTAATCGTTTGACTACTTTGTTGTACAGGTTGTGTGTTTATTTTATGCAACTTTACCAAATTGTCTAAAGACATAGACTCTGGTGAAGTCATAGTTACCATAAAATTATTAGCATCATCTAAAGTATAGCCATAATTGCGTTGTAGGTCAGATACTAATTGAGCTTCTTGAGCTTGTTTCTTAGTCTGTTGTTCCATATTACGCATTGAATCTATACGAGATTCTTCTAATTTTAAGGTATAGTCTGCCATTTCTTCTAAATATTCAGCTTGTTGAGATAAATATTTAGCACTTCTACTATCGGGATCAGCTATCGCCTCGGAATGATCATATCCAGCAGGTTTAGAAGGTTTAACAGGTTTTTCTACTTGTACTGTTTCCTCTTTCACTGGTGCTTGAGAAGCTGTAGAGCCTTTAGTGTTCATAAGTTCACTTACTTGACTTTTTAACAATTCTACTTCTGTTGCACGTTTATCTGCTTGACTTTGCCAATACTGAAATTGGTTACTATCTTCCTTTGGGTCAACAGATTGTTGAACTTCCGAAGTTTCATCACCTGATACTTGTTGAGATTCTTCAGTCTGAAATGCAAATTCACTTGAATTATCTCCGAAAATATCATTAAAGATGTCTTCTTCTGGTTTAGATTCCACTGCAGTCTCTTGTGGAGCCTCAACCTGTGGTTGTTCTACTTCTGTTGCCTGTATATCTTGAGTATCACTCATTGTTTTCTCCTAGCCCTAACTCTCCTGTAAGTGGGTTGTCAGCGACTGCGTCACTTTCTACCTCTCTTGCAGAGTTTATTAGGTTTTGTTCAACATCGGCAAGACGTGTTTGATACATCGTAGTTGCCGCTTCAGCTCTATTCTTAACCTTGTCAAGTCCTGAGCTAAATTTTTCTACCTCTAAACGTTTTTTAGCATGTAACTCTTCACGTGTAGCGGTTTGCAAGTCTCCTCTGACTTGTTTCAATTCTTGTTCCATCATTTGCATTTGTTGCTGCATTTGTTTCATTTGACCAGAACGTTCTAATACACCTTCTACATCTACTAATTCTGATTTCTTTAGTACTTCTACTTGGTCTATTAGTCCTGCCTGATACATTTCTTGATAAGTTGCTAACAATGCCATTCTATTTGTAGGTAATGTAGATCCAGATACAACTCTAATATCGTAATTACCAACACCTAAATCATGCCATTTGTTTACTTCGCCATTATCCATTTCTTTATAAAAATTAAATCTTTCTTCCTTTTCGGTGCCATTAGGCTGTACTAAACGTATAACCTTTTCTTCTGTATATAATTGTTGCATTAAAGGTATTGCAACCTTTGCAACTTGATTTAAAAAGTTTTCCATATCA